TGAGTTACCATAATCTTCTCTTCTTTCAATATCATCATTTACGAGAGTGACTTCCTCATCCGAATCATCAACAATATCTTCAAGAAAGGAGTTACCATCCTCAAAATATTCCTCGATATTTTTTCTCTCCTGATCAATTTTATCCTTTACCATCCTAAGAATATTTTCCATGCCGCTCTCGGGTGATGGGTTGGTTTTTGTTTTAGGAAGTTTATCAACAATGAAACCTTTTTGTGCTTGATCATCCATATTTTTTTGAATCTCATATGCTTTGAGAATATCTGGATCTGGATGGAAAATTCCAACCACAAAATCCTTTTCAATCATGATTTTATTTTCAATGGTTGTTTTCAACCAGTCGTACAGGATTACTGTTTCTTTTTTTGCCCCGCTCATCGGCTCAACATAGTGCATGATTTTCATAACCATCGGACGTTCTAGTTGAATCTTGTCTTTCGTATTTTTGACTAATTTTGCAATAACATCATCACCGCTTTTTAGTTTAAGAACCTTGAAAGGGATTTTGCTCATTTCGCTCTCCTGTTAGTGGGATCTTTACGACCTTATAATCGAAACCTTCTGTATCATATATTTTCTTTCGCTCATGGAAATGGCGAAGTGTATGATTGTCATATTTTTTCCATGACAAATCATCAACTATGTCGTAGAGGCGTGCGGTGCTTTTGTGAACAGACTTTCTAAGTTGTCTTCCAATACTCTGTAGCACCCGTACACGGCTCTTCGAAGGTGACGCGAACACAATATTATTTAGGCGTTTGATGTTCACACCAGTTGAAAAAGTTCCGTAGGATGCAATGATAATTGAATCATCTGTCTGTTCGACCAGTTTACGAGCCTGTTCTCGCTGTTCTACGTCTGTTCCACCGTAGATAAAATGAACTGGTCGATCACAATCCTTGAGCATTTCGTGCAAAACCTTTCCGTGCTTTTCGACAAATTGAAACAGTATGAGAGTGTTGCCTTTTGTATTTTTCGCTAGATCACAAATAAATTTGTTTCTGCGATTGTCTGTTACAATCCATTCCATCTCATCTGCATACTGTGTTCTACGCATGAACTGTCGATCAGTTCCTCCATATGATAGCAACAGACAATCGATAGTCAAGTCAGAAAGAAGTTTGCGTTCCATCAACTTCTTGGTGGTCACGACTTTCTTGGTCGGACCAAACAAACCTTCGATGACTAACTTGTGTGTTAGTAGTCCGTCAAGTGTCCCGGTCGTTGCAATACGATATGGACACATGGTCAAGCGGGAGAGGATTTGTTTCAATGATTTCGATTTGAACAGGTGTGCTTCGTCTCCAAAGACAGTCCCAAATTGTTGAAAGAATTCTTCGGGCATGTTTACTAATGATTGCCATGTTGATATCACAACTCGACTGCGAGTTGCTTTCTCCTTTCCTGAGTAGAGCATGTGACAATGCGTTCGGGCGTTCCAGCCTTCCCCGCCATACTCGATAAAGTCGTGAAACATTTGTGAAACCAGACCCACGGTGGGTACGATGACCAGAACCTTTTTGTCCTCGGGAGTAAGGTTCATGAAATGTCTCATAAGTGTATAAATGATCAAAGATTTACCCGATCCTGTGGGTGACAGCAGCAGACAACGCTCTGTGTTCATGCCATGCAGGATGGCTTCTTTCTGGTGATCGTGTGGTTTTACAGGCTTCCCACCCAACTGAATGTCCAAACCGCTCAGAAGCGATTCTAGGTGGTCTGCTGACCATTTCTTTTTTGTGCGATTTGGTGTCTCAATCGTGTAGCCACGATCTTTGCAGAACTTGATGATATAGGATTCAAGCCCTGCATAGATTTTTTGTGAATACATGTTGTATAGTTTGATTTGCCCGTCCCACTTCTTCGCACGATAGGAGGGCATAAACTTGTGACCGGGAACCTTGAACGTGAAGAAATCAGACAACTCTTTTGCATGATGTCTCTCACACTTCACTTTGATATTACAGGAGTCTAACTCCTCGATCACATAATCTGGCATACATTAGTATTTATCCTCCAGATAAGAATCTACGCCACTCGATTGCATTCTTGATCTTGGTATGTCGGAAGGTGATCTCTTTCACGACCTCATCAAGATAGTTTACAATAGACTGGATGTATGCCATTCTTTCTTTTCGATTGCAGAGATCATCATCCCCATTCATGTAGACACTCACATCGTTGCGTAGAATTTTGTGGTCAAAAGGTTCCCATCCTTTTTGTTTTAAGGTTTCCGCATCGATCTTTCCAGTGTAGTATTCCCACTTCAACTTGTAGAGTCGATTGTATTCATTTGCGGCTTTCTCATACCACAACTTTGCATCGTGATATAAATTGAGATATTTGTTGTGAAGTTGAGGGAGTCGTAGGCTCTCGGTATCGAGTTCTGTGTCATCAATATGAGCGTCCCGCTCTACCTGTTCTCTAAGTTCTTTTAGATCCATCATGTAATCTTATTACCCTTTTTCTCGTTGACACTCGGATTATAATGGGCAAAGAGGTCGTGTCAATAGGGAATCACAGAGAAAATCCAGATTCAGGATCTACGAAGTCATAGGTGTCAAACGCGAAGGAAGCAGTGGCGGTAAATGGTGTCAGATCACTCACACTCGAATCAAACTCAAGACCAGACAAAGAAACAGGAAAGATATTTTTAAATTTAATATGAAGGTTTGCTTTCATTGCACTATTTAAAATAATCAACTCACCATCACGAATCTGATTTGAAAACTCCTTTTCAAGACCTTTGTGGTCTTCAATCAAGTAAATTGTTTTCATCCAGTTTTGTATCTCTCTCCAATTCGCCATATCTTCATCAACCAAAAAGGTAACATCGAGATTATCAAAGGTTACTTTTGTGGTAGGTATTTTTAAATTTGAGAATCGTGTGGCTTGTGTTACTGCATCACCGGGACCAAAGCCGGGAAGTGTCACCGCCTGACAAAAGTAATTAAATTTATCAAAACCTTGAATGCTAAATCTGAAAAAAGTTTGATAAAGATAGTTTACATTTGTTGGTTGTTTTCTAGGATTGCTGTTTGGATTTGATGTCTCTGCACCAAAGGTCACACCCGGAAGGTTAAAGCCTTTCGTGAAGATGGACTCTGATGTAACCCCAGAAAAATCAAACTGTTGCTTAAAATCTAAAAAAGGATTTTGATCAAATTCGCTCATACAATTATGTAGGTAATGAACAAGGGGGGCTTTCGCCCCCCTTGTCCCGTCATAAACTACTCTAAGTCTTAGGGAGTACCATTACCGTGAAGGTTAAGAACACGGAAGATACGGTAGTATTGGTTCTGTCGAGCCGCAGCAGCAGCCAACGGATCTGACAAGTTAGAGCCATCCGAAACGTATGGGTTGTTTACCATACCGTAACGGGTCTTGAAGCCAATCTTCGGTTGGAAGTTGGTTTCGTTGACTGCTCTGACCATTTGCAGAGGAACGTATGGGCAGTAGAACATACCAGCGTCATAGGGGCTTGTGCCTCTATATCCAACGGTGATGTAATCAGCACCAGACACGGAGTATGGGTCAATGTAGACCTTAATCTTACCGTTCAACGTACCTGCGAAGGTGTTGCCAGTATCATCGACTTCAAGATCGACATTAGGTGTTGGGGTCAAGTTCAAGAAACCAGACATGGCGAGAGCCGAAGCAACGTCAGAGGTGCAGATAATAAAGTTACCTTTTCCTCTACGAGTTTCTTTAGCAATCACGTTGGCTTCGCGGTCGATTTGGAACATCAGACCACGGAACTTCTCAGCACTCCAACGACCATCGGAGTCGAGTTGGACATCATAGACACCACCGCCATTGACAGCATCGCCAGCGATAGGAACTGTTGCACCACTACTCTTGAAAGTAAGGTCGCGTTGCTGACAGCCGAGTTTTGCACCACGATAGATGGAGCGGATAACTTCACGGTTGATTTCAGCAAGGATTTCAGCCGAGAGAATGTTAGCCAATTCTGTTTCAGCATCCAGACCATGAACAGCCTTAAGATCCTGAGCCAACTCAGAGGTGTATTCTGCTTTCAATGCACGAGTTTTCGCAACAACCGATTGACGGTCGATTGAGAAAGCCATTTCACCGAAGGTATTGCTACCTTCAAAGAATGAAGTGGGCGCACCGGGATCAACGTCAATGGTGGCTGACGTAGAACCAAGACCAGCAGAGTAACCTGTGGTAGAACCAGATCTAGACACGTTACCGAGAGGGTCACCAGTTCCACCGAAAGATGGGAATCCAGCACCAGATTGTGTAGCACCAGCGGCTCCACCAACGGTAGCACCGAATCCAGTTGGGGCTTCATTGAAGAGTGCTTCAGCAGAGCCTTGGGCGGTGAACTTAGCCTTCATCGCAAAGATCAGACCTGTAGGACCAGACATAGGCTGGACACCACAGACATCATAGGCGATCAAGTTAGGCATAGATCTACGAACGAGTGAGATCAGAACAGGGTTGAAGCCGGAAACACTATTAAAGTTACCGGATGTATCGGAGAAAACGGCATCAACGCCAGAAACGTTTGCTTCTTCGCGGAGAGCCTTTTCTTGGTTTTCAAGCAGAATCGCAGTAACATTCTTGCGATAACTGTCTTGGATATCTGGAAGATCAGCATGTTCGATGACGGGTTGCCACTTCTGACGCAGACCTTCGACTAATGGAGTTTCAGTAGACATTATTGAATTTCCTTTCGGTAGTCTTACTTAGAGTAGGTATTATTTCTTTCGATCTTCGCAGAGCGAGAGAGTGCGTTGGTATACGCTTCCATCGTTGGAGCGAGAGTTGGTCTTTCTTCTTCGACTGCCTCTTCTTCAGTGATGGCAAATTCCTCAACGAGAGGGGTTCTGTTTGAAACTTCTTCTTCTTCATGAACACCGAAGAAGTTTTCTTTTAACATATCAAGTTTTTCAGCAAATTCTTGAGCATCATCGAAATCAATCTTCTCTGCGAGTTGTCGCATTCGAGCCTCTTGAGTTTCGGTCATGCCCTTGGTGTGAGATTCATACACAGCCTCGGCTTGTGCCTGTGTCATTTGCTTCATAACTGAAATATTTTTCTTAATTTGTTCGTCCAGTTGAGAGTTTAGGTCAAAGACTTTATTATTTAAACCCTCGACCAAATCATAAGACTCTTCTGGCATGGTGACGTAGTGAGTTTCAAAGAGTTTCTTCAATCCAATCATGAAGGACTCAGTGACATCAGAACGAACACCTGTATCGATGGCAACTTGATTTTCTTTCATCCAGTTCTCAACGACATAAGACAAATAATCGTCCATTTTTTCTGCCATCGACTCGACTTGAAGTTCAACTTTTTGTGCAAACTCTTCGTGAAGTTCAGC